TCAGTAACTAATATTAAGTTCGACTACGGCGATACAGTACCAAATAATGCAAAACCATCTGAAATTGGCAGCCTAAAGCAAGATTGGAATACCGATAAAATGGCGGTAAGAAGTGCAGTTAAATCTCTAGGGGGTCTTGTCACGGATTCAGAGGCTCCTTCAAGATCAAATAAATTTGTAGGAAAATTATCTGTAGGAACTCGTGGTGATGCAAGCAAACTTAGTAATGGTGCAATTCAAAAAGCAGTAAAGAGTAAAGGCGCAGAGATTCAAAGTAATCAGTTCATGAAGGAATTTGTTGAACTTGAAGAAAGAGTCGAATTGATTGATGAAAACTACCGTACACTTGCAACTAAAGGCATGGGCGCAGAGACAAAGAACTCAATCAACGTTGGAAGAGATGTTGATTTCTACGAACCTAAGAATGGCGATAAGAGAATGGGCAAGATCACTAAGATGACCAAATCTGGTTATGTGGTCAAGGACGAAAAAGATGGTAAGTCTTATACATTTGCTTTCCACGATCGCGCCAAAGCAAAGGCATTGCTTGCAAAATGAAAAAGTTTAAACAGTATGTAGAAGAAAGATGTTGTGAGGCGTGTAAGTCTCTAGATGAAGAGTTAGAACTGACCGAAGCAGAGTATCAAGGTAAGAAGGTTACTTTGAATAAACCTGTACGTGGTGGTTCTAAAAAGTTCTACGTATATACTACAGGCGAGAATGGTAATGTTGTCAAGGTTTCGTTTGGTGATCCAAACATGGAAATAAAAAGAGACAACCCTGCTCGTCGAAAAAGTTTCAGAGCCAGACATAATTGTTCTGACCCTGGCCCGAAGTGGAAAGCCCGATACTGGTCGTGCAAAGCTTGGTAATTGATTCGTATAAATAAGCAACGTAACCTTAACTAATAAGTCAACAGAGAATAATTACATTAAATTATATTAATTATATCAAATACGACTTATATAATTAACACTTAATGGGCTAATCGAAAATGGCAGATACTACCATATTACAAGAGCATGTGCAACGTGAAGAACAACGCCTCGCAAGAATCGAGGATAAGATAGACAAACTTTCCGATGCAATGATCGATCTAGCTCGTGCTGAAGAAAAACTTATAAACATTGAGAAGGCAAACTCACAACACTTTGAACGAATGAATAGATTTTCCATGCGTATGGATGATATAGAAGATTCGGTCCAAGAGCAAGGAAAGACCGTTAAAGTAATGCAATATATTATTACATTATCTGCGACCGTCTTTGCTGGTGTAGTCGTCAAAATGTTTTTTGACGCGTAAACTAACGGAGACTAATGATGTCAGATATCAATAAAATTATGGAGGCGTATTTGGGAATGGTCTCCGGAGAAAAAACTGTGGATGAAGCCAAGATCAGAGATAAAGGCGGAATTCAAGGTAAGGACGGTAAACGATATACTGTCCAGATGAACCAAGATAAAGGTAAGTTATCTTTCAAATTAACTAACGAATTTGGTGATTTCAAAACGGTTAGTGCTAAACAGATGGGTAAGCTTTTCGAAGAAGTAGAACTCGAAGAAGTGTCTGAGAAGAAACTTGATCCGGTAGACGATAAAGCAAATGATAAGAAGTTCGCTGATCGTAAGGACAAGGACATCGACAATGATGGTGATGTAGATTCTTCTGATGAATATCTACACAAGAAGCGTGCCGCAACGGATGACGCGATCGATGGTGGTAAGAAACCAGCGAAGAAAGAAGAAGTAGAGAAAGACGAAGAAGAGTCCGAAGAAGAACCAAAGGACAAGAAGAAACCTTTCCCACCTAAAAAGAAAGATGATGACTCTGAAGAAGAACCAGAAGCAGAACCAGAAGCAGATGGCGATTCTGATATCAAAAAGAACCCTAAGACTGCTGATAAGAAAGCAGAAATCTCTAAAATTGAAAGTGTAGAGTTCCGTTCTGCATTTGAAGAGATGTGGTCCGCATTCGCTGAAGCGGCTGACCCTAAGAAGGGTGCACTTGCTGGTGAAAAGCATGATGATCATTCATCCGAACATGACAAGAAAGTCATTGCGATGCATAAGAAGTCTGAGAAGAAAATCGAAGACAACGAAGAAGATAGTCATAATAAGACTTTCAAAGCGGGTGGTAAGGACATGAAACAATCCCCTGCTCGTAGCGGTGCAGATAATTTATCGAATGGTGATAAAACACCAGTCAAGTAATTGAATAGGTTATATTATTATGTTGGTCGATTATATTCTAAATCTTTTTCGTCAAGATCCGCCAAATCGAGTAGTTACTGAAAGGCACTGCATGGATCTTCGTCTGATCGAAGATATGACTAAATCAGAATTAGATAGGTTAGGTAAACTTCACGGCGTTAGATTAGATAAGCGTCGTAAGAAAGATGTCCTAGTTGCTAAATTGAAAGAAGCGGGGATCTATCGCGGATAGGTCCATGTCTTTTAAATATTATGTATTGACCAGTGGTAATCTAAGAACGTTACACCGTCAATTCAATACCCTAAAACCAAATGAGACCGTGGTCATAATCAACTCTCTGAATTCAGAGTATGTTGAACAGGCTGCGGATTTTTGCGCGTCTAACGATATAGAACATCATATAACCGAATCAGACGGCACACCATCGACAGGTAAAAACTCACTACTCGATAAGTTCCTAGAAAGCGACAACGAGTATATGATCCAAGTCGACGGTGACGATTATATCACTCCCTACGGTAGAAACCTTTACCGCACAGTTGCGCTAGGCGACTCTCCCCCAGACATCATATGTCTCGCAAATCAACTCTCAGTCCAGACTCCTCAAGACGAGTTCTTTGATCTGTTTTCAAAACAGGTAGATAGCAGGAGCGTGAAGAAAGAATATTTCTTTATACCCGTAAAACATACTGCTCACTGGACCCATGATTTAAATAAAAGAACTGGTAATACCTATATTCCTAAAGTCAGTGAATATGAAATACGTAAAATGATGAGAGACGGTATTCCCGAAGACATCGCAAGAGAGTGGTTGTCGAACCGAAAGGTTTTGGAGGAATATACTGTGGACTATGGCGATATGATGAACACTCTGAATAGACTGGTGTTTTACTCACGTAAGGGTGCACAGCATACTAGATTTGACCCCGACCACAGGATAGGTGAGGATGTTCTACAGTACTACAAGTTAAAGAAACTCTCATATGATGGGGTTCTGGATATGCAAGTGCGGGACGAGAGGCCCAAGTACTCCTATCTGTATATGCAAGATGCTGACAGTACAACACGGAATGGTAACCTTGACCTATACTGGATAGCAGATCTTATTGACCACCTAAATAAGATTGAAATGTATCCAAGCGGATACAGGTTAAGGAGATTCAAAGATCCATATTATGAAGTTGAATAGTAAAAATATCGTAGTCTATGCTGCAAAACATTACTACAACCCCACACATATCGACGGGGAAGAATTCTTTGACGATCTGAAGAGGTTCAAGTATGTGAAGAGATTGGTGAATCGATACCACCAGAACGGTGATCTTGCGGAAAGATTGATTTTGAATCACCTCATTGTCATCTTCAACGTGTTCGGTTATGAGGCAGGGGTAGAGATGTTGGCGTTGAAAATACCCTTAGAACAGTGGCCAACTATCAAACCATTTCTTGTATTTTTGAATGCAATAAAAAATGATGACATTACAGGCATCAAAATGGATAAATACGTAATAGCTAAATTGAGAGAAATAAGATGGGCATCCTAAAGTCAGCCGCAGATGTGGTCTATACAATTCGTTTTCTGAAACTACTCGTTACTAAGTTCGAGGACACGGGTGCATTCAAAGCAGGGATCATCGATAACGAGGGTAAGAAAAAACCGGATTTTGATATGGATAAGATGGCGAACCGTGATGCATACCGTGATAACTATACCTCGTTTCATCGTCTAGTATTTAATCTAAAGAAGATTATGGCCAAAGCGCCGGGTGGATCATCTGTGGTTGCACGGTATGGTGCCGCACTTGCATTGATCAAAGAACACGGTGAGCTTTCAGACGGTCAGTTAGAAAGGATACACGAAGCGACAGGCATCGACATCATGGACGTTCTTATGGAAGATTCTAAATGGTATGTCCTAGAAGATGGAAACTTAGGCCAGGGTATGTACCGTATGCGCAATGAGTCTCTAGTAGACACCGGAGAATCTTTAATTCGTAAAGATGATCAAGTCCGCATCTATGAAAATAATCTAATATATGATATTTTAGGTATCTCAATTTTCGAAGGTACCCATCTACGGACGGGTAAACGTATTCTATTTTCTGCTAATGAGATATCAAAATGAAGACTTACGAAGAATTTATGAAACAGTTTGAGATGACAACGACGCAAGACGTTGTTGGTACTGGAGATAATCTAGACCAAACTGTGATTGTCCGAAAAAAGCATGACCGTAAAAAAAGACGCAAGGATGCTGAAGCAGTTTTACGTAGAATTTTTCCACAAAACTTTCAAAAAAAATCTTAATTTCCCTCTTTACAGACTAGTCAAAATACTATATAATTCTACACAAGAATTAAGGAATATAGTATGAGACTGATTGACTGTGTCGATTTCAAAATCGTCATTTTAGAAACAACAAATGAAGATATTGAATCTATTCTTGGTGCCTACGACCCAGACCACGTTATCTTCGTGGCGATGAAGGGTTATGAGGGAGACAGTCTCCCCGTCGACAGATTCCTAGTAAAAAACCACACTGCCCCGTTTGATAATCATCTCTTATGGGAAGGCTTTCTTGACACTAAAGAGCAAGAGGACTACATCTTAGATAGGTGTCAAAGGTTCTGGACCACAGGTAAGGCAATGCTTATTGAGGACTATGAGTACCAGACAGACGAACCATTTTATGATTATAGTAAATAAGGGTTAGTGTGTCGGCGCTACTTAACAACCTGAAACCCAATTCAGATGTATATTCTGCAATGTCTACTATTGACAAGACCACTCTAAGCGAGTATAATATACGGTATTGTTCATACAAAGCAGGCACAGTATACGTTATAGTTGTATCTGAAGCCATAGACTCCACAATGGGAAGTAGGTGGAGTAGAGCAAAGGTACATTGTCGTGATAGGGGGGTTCATCTAGACGTGTCTATAGTAACACAGGAGCAGTATAGTAAGTGGGTCTATCATAATATTAGAAAAGACCCAAATTCAGCGGAGGAATGGTTACAGAGGTGGTACAAGGTAATAGATAAAGAACCACAAAGCGGTATGTGGTCAAAGGCAGCAGACAATATCTACTACTTAAAAAAAATTAGCGACTACACGGCAATCGCGCCAAAAATACTTGAAAGCGGCTACCTCTCAATGAGGTAATCCAAATTGGATAAACTATGACAGTAGAAATTGATTATGATCGAGATAACTTGCTTACTGACTATGCAGTAGGTATGTTAAAAGATTTTTATATGATTGAGAGTGAACAGTCACCACAAGATGCATATGCTAGAGCATCAACAGCATGGTCGATGTACAAAGGACAACTAGATGAAGTACTTGCACGACGACTCTATGAGTATGTTTCTAAGAAGTGGTTTATGTTTGCTTCACCCGTACTGTCTAATGCTCCTTCCGATGAAGGTAAATCGAAGGGACTACCCATCTCATGTTTCCTCACATATGTACCAGATACTCTAGAAGGACTCATTGAGCATTCATCCGAACTAAGATGGTTATCTGTGATGGGTGGTGGTGTCGGTGGACACTGGGGAGACGTGCGTACGGTCTCTGACATCGCGCCTGGACCCATTCCGTTCATGCACACTGTAGATGCGGACATGATTGCGTATCGTCAGGGTAAGACCCGTAAGGGGTCTTATGCGGCATACTTAGATGTGCATCATCCAGACATTGTAGAATTCCTAAATATCCGTATACCGACAGGTGACGTTCAACGGAAAGCTCTGAACATTCACAATGCTATAAATATCACAGATGAGTTTATGGCTGCGGTCTTAAACAACACAAATTTTGACTTGCGTGATCCGAAAGATGGCATAGTAAAAGAATCCATCAATGCACGTAAGTTGTGGGAACGAATCCTTGAGGTACGTTTCCGTACGGGTGAACCGTACTTGAATTTCATTGACACTGCGAATCGTGCACTCCCGATGCCACTAAAGGAAAAGGGTCTCAAGATTCACGGGTCAAACTTATGTAACGAGATTCACTTGCCGACAGGTCCAGACAGGACTGCGGTATGTTGTCTCTCATCACTCAATCTAGAATACTATGATGAGTGGAAAGATACCAACATCGTGCGAGACCTTATTCGCATGTTGGATAATGTTCTTGAGTACTTTATCGAGAACGCACCAGACAGCATTTCACGTGCAAGATACTCTGCTGCTCGTGAACGCTCGATTGGATTGGGTGCAATGGGATTCCATTCACTCTTACAGAAACACTCTGTCGCTTGGGAGTCTGATAAAGCACGAGAGATAAATAAAGTTGTCTTTCAGAATATCAACAAACAAGCAACAGAAGAGTCACGGCTCCTTGCGAAAGAGCGAGGTGAATACTCAGACGGTTTAGGTTCAGGAATGCGTAATGCGCATCTAATAGCAATAGCACCAAACGCGTCGTCGGGAGTCATTTTATCAACGTCACCATCGATTGAACCACTGAAGGCATGTGCTTATACGCACAGAACTCGCGCAGGTTCTTTCCTAGTGAAAAATGTTCATCTGACCCGACTCCTAAAAGAGAAGGGTCACGATAACGAATCTACGTGGTCCAGCATTATCACCAAGAAAGGGTCGGTGCAACACCTACCTTTCCTTAACGAAGGTGAGAAGGCAATCTACAAGACCGCACAAGAACTAGACCAGAATTGGGTGGTGACACACGCGGCAGACCGACAACCATTTATTTGTCAGGGTCAGTCAGTCAATCTCTTTTTCCCTTCCGGTGCCCCTAAGCGATACGTCAATAAGGTGCATTTTAACGCGTGGAGAAAAGGGTTGAAAGGTCTATACTATTTGCGCACAGAGGCAAGTTCTCGTGCGGAGACGGTATCAGACAAAGTCGAACGGGTTGCATTAATGGATGACAACCGGACGATAATCTATGGTAAATCTAACTGCCCGTGGTGCACTAAGGCCATCGAAGAGTTGCAGTTACAGGGAGTCGATTTCGATTACGTGGACCTTGAAGTAATCAAGAAGTCTGCGGCAGAAGTTACTGGTCGAAAAGATGTTACGACGGTCCCTCAGATTTACATAGAAGGAAGATACATTGGTGGTTATGAAGATCTTATGCTCCAACTGAAAACGGATATCACATTAGCCGTAGATGATGGAGACGAATGTCGAGCTTGTGAAGGATAGGGGCAGACGCCTTACATACAACTTATAATACAGGTCTATTATGTCGTTACTTAAATTTTCAGAAACATATAAACCGTTCCTATATCCTTGGGCGGTTGAATTAACAAAGAAACACGAAGAGATCCATTGGATCGAAGATGAAGCAGAATTGTCCGAAGACGTACAGGATTGGAAAACCAAACTGTCTGAAGATGAGAAAGTATTCATCACACATGTACTACGATTGTTCACGCAGTCAGACGTACAGGTAGGTGAGAACTACCACGAACTATTAATACCAAAGTTCAAGAATAACGAGGTGCGTAACATGCTGTCCTCGTTCGCAAACCGTGAAGGGGTACACCAACGTGCGTATGCTCTTCTTAATGATACTCTAGGTCTACCAGATGAAGAGTACCATGCATTCTTAGAATATACTGAGATGGCAGACAAGATCAATTTCATGAAAGACGGTAACGTCTCTAGTCATATGGGTCTTGCACTTGCGTTGGCACAGTCTGTGTTCAACGAAGGTATGTCAGTATTCGCATCGTTTGTCATGCTACTAAACTTCCAACGTTTTGGAAAGATGAAGGGTATGGCGACAATCGTGGAATGGTCCATCCGTGATGAAACTATCCACGTACAGGGTAACGCAAAGTTGTTCCGTGAGTTTACGGATGAACACCCACGTATCATCAATGATGAACTCAAGTCAAAGATATATCAGATGGCAGAGAATGCTGTCGCACTAGAAGACAAGTTCATTCAACTTGCGTTTAAAGGTAACAATGTACAGGGTCTAACCAAGAAGGAAGTACGCGACTACATACGTCACATTGCTGACCGTCGACTACTTCAGTTAGGTCTGAAGCCATTGTTCAAACAAAAAACAAATCCTCTACCGTGGTTGGATTGGGTACTGAACGGAGCATCACACGACAACTTCTTTGAGAAACGTGTAACCGAATATTCAGTAGCCGGTATGGAAGGTGAAGACTACGGATGGGAAGAGTTGGAAGCAGAGGTAGCATAGGTGGATAAAGAGTACACCATTGAGTGTCCTATCTGCGATATACAGTCAATCGTGAGGGTTCCTTATGAAGAGGAACTTCCACGTCACTGCCCTATGTGTGGTGAAGATGCTGTTGCAGAAATGATTGGAGATGATGATTAATGGATTTGAGGTCAGTAATCAAGACCGTACCGGACTTCCCCGCTGAAGGGGTCATGTATAAAGATGTCACAAGCATTCTAGAAAACTCTAAAGCATTCGAATACAGCGTTGAAAGTTTAATGAAATTCTGTACCGGACGACGCATCACCGATATAGTATCGCCAGATGCGAGAGGGTTCTTGTGGGGGTCGCCTGTAGCGTTTCTAATGGGGGTGCCACTCCATATGGTACGTAAACCAAACAAACTCCCGCCGCCCGTAAAGTCCCAGTCATATGATTACGAGTACGCTAGTGGAGTTTTGGAAATGAAAGCCGATGCTCCACTTAATGCGAACAGTAGTGTTTGTATCATTGATGATGTGAATGCAACTGGAGGTACTGCTCTAGCAATAACCGATTTACTTAAAACGTTTGGTGTGCAAGACATGTGTTATGCGTCAGTTATTGACCTTGCATTTCTTGGAGGTTCATCCAAACTTGATATGGACACGTTCAGTGTAGTGACTTATGAATAGTATTATATTAATTGCCCTAGAACTAGAAGCACCAAAAATGTCTCAGTGGAACAACGTATTCTTCACTGGGGTCGGTAAAGTCAATGCAGCGATGACTGCTGCAAAACTAATCGAACGATACAAACCAGAGAGGGTGTTCAACTTCGGTACTGCCGGTGGTATCACAGTAGACGGTGGTCTGCATAGAGTAGACAAGTTCGTGCAACGCGATATGTCATGTGCGGGTCTAGGATACAGTCTTGGCCAAACACCATTCGAGGACGGAGTCATCTTAGGTCACGTTCATGATATTGAATGGGAAACCGGAAAGGTTTGTAGTACGGGGGACAACTTTGTTGCAGACCCAGACCTTGAGATTCCTGCTGACCTAGTAGAGATGGAAGCATATGCCATTGCAAAGGTATGTCAGGATGCGGGGGTAGAGTTTCATTGTTACAAATATGTCAGTGACCAAGCGGATGATGATGCCGCAGAGGAATGGTCCAAGACAGTATCTCAAGGCGAACCATATTTCATACGAACTTACATGACCTATAAGTAGGTGCATGGAATGGCTATTTGAAGACACATTGTTCGATCCCGAAGAATCCTTTCTAGAAAACTATCAAGGGTTCGTCTACCTCATCACTGAACTTAGTACTGGTAAAAAGTATATCGGTAAGAAGTTCTTTTGGAAGCCTAAAACACTGCCAGTGACCAAGACACGAAAGCGCAAAGTTAAGACGCGAGTAGTGTCAGACTGGAAGAAGTATTTTGGTTCTAGTCTAGAAGTAAAAACTCTAGTTGAAGAGAAAGGTGCAGAGAGCTTCAAAAGAGAGATTCTGAAACTCTGCCGCACCAAAGGGGAGTGTTCGTACTACGAAGCAAAACTACAGTTCGAGTACGACGTTCTACTCAGGGATGATTTCTACAACGCGTTCATTGGATGCAAGATCCACGCGAAGCATCTACCCAAAGCTTAGATGCGGTCGAAACCGCACATTGCAACTTTGTACTTCTCATTACCAAGAAGCATCTGGTCACCCATCGAGGTAGACCGCAAACCATACATCACGCCATCATAGACCGGAAGGTCTGCCATCACAGTCACATCTTCTGAATAGTCCGGATTGTTTTCTATGTCATCACGACTCCATGAACCACCAAGGTTCTGGGTGCGGTGATATGCATACTCAAGGGCTTCATCACCAGTACGATTGCCGACGGCAACAAAGGCAACAGTTCGGGGCGAATCTTCAAACGCGGTGTGGATAACAGCAACTTTCATAACTTGATTCCTTCATTAATTTATG